GTTCTTACATGGAAGCAAAGGAACAATTTGATAGAGAAGTGTTGTTTACTGATGACTACTATAATGGTATCATTCAGATCAAGCTAGGTGGTAATGCAGTGAAAAGTTTTTTAAAATAAACCTTTACAAATGCCTAAAAATATGTTATAATATATATATATTAAATAAGGATAATATATGAGTAAAGTGATAAAGTTTCCAACGCATATTCGTCAAGCTGCAATAGACGATGAATATGCTGAAGCTCAAACCGAACATGAAGAATACGTTAATGATTGTCAGGAAGCTGCACAAACATGTCTTCTTGTATTAGAAGAAGTTTTGATAAATGACTATAGTTTGTTTGATGATCTAGATTTTAGAAATGAAGAAATGACTGAACATCGCGATATGTTTGTTATTATGAACATGGTATCTTCAATGTTAATGCGGTATGGCGGAGCTCGTCATTTTTTACAAGACGATTTCGATAATTTATATGAAAAACTAATGGGTGCAATTGAATGATTTTACTTGACTATAGCCAAATAGCGCTATCTAATATTATAGTACAAAAGCTAAATGATGAAGATATGATAAGACATATGATACTAAACAGTATCCGTATGTATAATAAGAAGTATCGAAAAGAATACGGTCAAATGGTTATTTGCGCTGATGGTTCTGGATACTGGCGTAAAGATTACTTTCCTGAATATAAAGGAATGCGTAAAAAGAATCGTAAAGAGTCAGGCCAAGACTGGGGAGAGATCTTTAGAATCTTAAACTTAGTACGTGAAGAGTTAAAAGAAAACTTTCCATACAAAGTAATCCACTTAGATGGATGCGAAGCTGATGACGTTATCGGTGCTCTTACTATAAACACTCAAGAATTTGGTCAACATGAACCAGTAATGATTGTCTCATCAGATAAAGACTTTATTCAACTACACAAATATAATAACGTTAAACAGTATTCGCCAATCCAAAAGAAAATGGTTGCTGATAATAACCCTAGGACTTATAAGTTTGAACATATTTGTCGTGGTGATAAAGGCGATGGCATTCCTAATATCCTATCTGCAGATAATGCTATTATGGAAGGTATTCGTCAAGCTCCAATGACTAAGAAAAAGATTGAACATTGGGCTGAAAACTCTGATAACCTAAAAGAAATGATGACTCAAGATGAGTATAGAAACTATCAAAGAAACAAAACTCTTATTGATCTTGACGAGATACCTGATGTCCACCGAGAAAATATTATAAATACATTTATGGAACAAAAGCTTCCAATGAAGATGAAAGTATTAAATTATCTTATTAAAAAACGATGCAATCTATTGATTGAATGTGTAGAGGAATTTTACAATGGCTAAACCAGCAACAAAACCACTTATTAGCGAAGTGTTAAAAACTGCTAACAAACTAGGAACCAAAGGCGATAGAGTAAAGTACTTACAAGAACAAGACTGTACAGCTCTTAAGGATATATTGCGTATTAACTTCGATGAAACAGTTTCGTTATCATTACCAGATGGTGAACCACCATTTAAGAAGTTTGATGTTTCTGGTGAAAAGTTACCAAAAGAGCTTAGGTTTGAATATCCTAAGTTTAGAAATTTTGTACAAGCTGCAACACCAAAGCTTAATCAATTTAAAAGAGAAACAATATTTATCGATTTATTAGAATCAGTTCACCCGAACGACGCTGTGTTATTCTGTGAAGCCAAAGATAAAAATATCAAACTCAAATATGTCACTAAGGCTATGATTAAAACCGCGTTTCCAAACTTAATCAAAAAATAGGAGAATCATACCACAAAAAATCTATATCATGATAGTCAATTCAATTAACTTAACCCGGAGATTGCTTATGAGTTATATTCAAATTGAACGTCTTAAGAAGGATCGAAACGAGGCATTATACTATCAACGTAAATTAATGAAGAAAGGAAAAGATGTGTTAGCGTACAAGATGGAGAAGAAAATCGCGCATTTAAATCATTTCCTAGATGATATGGAGGCAATTAGCAAGGTACATTGATTATTCCCCTCAGTGAAAAATGTAAAATTAATTTCACTGAGGGGTTTACATTTGCTAAGAAGTATGATATAATATACCTATATTAAATAATAGAAGATTCGTTATGAATATATTTGTTTTAGATGATGATCCAGTGATAGCAGCACAGTCACAATGTAACAAACATGTAGTAAAAATGATTGTTGAATCAGCTCAAATGCTATCAACAGTTCATAGAATGATAGATGGCGTTATGGAACGTAGACCATCTAAATCTGGTTCTATGTTACAATACTATAAACTTGCTGACGAAAGAGAAGATATTCTATATAAGGCATGTCATTTTAATCATCCATCAACTATTTGGACTCGCGAAGGCTGTTGTAATTATACTTGGCATTACGAGCATTTTATTGCACTATGCGATGAGTATACATATAGGTATGGGAAAATTCATTCGACAGATACTAAGTTGAGAGAAGCTCTTAAAAAGCTACCTGTTAATATAAAACAAGGTAAAACTCCATATAAGCTAGCTATGGGATCTAATCCAGAATGCGTTGTTACTGAGTTAGGTGGAACAAACGCGGTACAATCCTATAGAAATTTTTATCAAACAAAACAAGAGAAATTCAAAATGATTTGGACTAATCGTAAACAACCGGAGTGGTTTAATGCCATTATATGATTTTAGAGATTTAACTTCTGGCGAAGTTTATACAAAGATGATGTCTATTGCAGACATGGAAGAATACGTTAAAGACAAAAATATACAACAAGTACTTTCAGCTCCAAATATTATGGGAGAAACTGGTGGATCTGTTTTAAAACAAGCCGGTGAAGGTTGGAAAGAAGTTCAATCAAGAATTAAAAGTGGAATGCCACCAGCTGATAGAGGAAATATCAATACAAAATGAATAAAAAACCATTACGTTTAAAACTAGAGCATTTAGTAAAGCTTGATCCATTGACACAAAATCAAAAACTAGCATTTGATTCTTTTGCTAGTGGTAATCATTTATGTTTAGATGGTTCAGCAGGTACTGGTAAGACTTTCATATCTTTATATCTCGCATTAGAAGCTGTGTTTAAAAAAGAATATGAAAAGGTTATTATTGTACGTTCTGCTGTTCCTACTAGAGATATGGGATTTCTTCCTGGAACTCAAGAAGAAAAGGAGGATGCTTACACGGCACCTTATAAAGCTATTGTAAATGATCTGTTTCAAGATTATGACGGTTGGACTAAAATGGTTCAGCTAAAGCAAATTGAGTTTCTTACAACATCGTTTATTCGTGGTATTACTCTTAAAAATGCAATTGTTATAGTTGATGAATCTCAAAACTGCACATACCACGAACTTTGCTCAGTTATAACAAGACTTGACGAAGATTGTAGATTTATTATGGCTGGGGATTACTACCAATCTGATTTTACTCGTAAGGGCGATCAAGATGGTATTAGTGAATTCATTAAGATCATTAAAAATATGCGTGCGTTTGATCATATTGAATTCAAGTGGGAAGACATTGTAAGATCCGGCTTTGTAAGGGATTTCATTATGACTAAAGAAATGGTAGAACGAGGCGAATTAGATTAGCTTATAACTAAATGATCTAAAAAGAAGTGAAATAAACGTTTACACAATGCCAAAACTATGATATAATATACCTATATTAAATGATAAAGAAAGGAACTACATTATGAGTAGATGGCGCCATGAAGAAAAAAATGAAACACGAGATTACGATGCAGAAGCTCGAAATCTAATTAAGCCTTTATCGCATTTTAAACTCTATGAACTATACGCCATAGTTCATAGAGAGACGCTAAAGTCCAATAGGCCTGAACGCGATATGGAATTAGCTGCAGTTCGTCGAGCTATCGAAAATACTTCTGGTATTGATAAATATAAACTAAATTTTACCATTAATGGATATAAGTCAGAAATGGCTCAAACGGGCAAGCCTCAAGATGGCGCTAGACGTCCATGGCGTAAACAAGTATGAATAAAGGAAACTTCAAACATGAACCAATTGATCTTGGCTACAAAGATTTGGTCGCAAAAACTACTGACGCTGGGCGAAAGTACGCTGCACCTAATGGGATTAAGTATCCTTCTATTACTACAGTACTTTCTATACTAAGTGAAGACCACATTAGAGAGTGGAGGGCAAGAGTAGGAGCCGAAGAAGCTAATAAAGTCGGCCGAAGGGCTTCTACTCGTGGTACTGCAGTCCATTCTGTATTGGAAAGATATGTAGATAATGAAGAAGACTATTTTAAAGATGCTAATCTTATTGTAAAGTCTAACTTTATGGAAGTAAAAGAAATCTTAGATAGTCGACTAACCAAGGTCTATGCCCAAGAGGCTGCTTTATACTCAGAACATCTAGGTGTTGCTGGTAGAGTAGATTGCGTTGGAGTCTTTGATGGTAAAAATTCTATTATTGATTATAAGACTTCAGCTAAGACTAAGAAAAAAGAATGGTGTGAAGGTTACTTCATACAAGAAACTGCATATGCTATTATGTGGGAAGAACGGACAGGGATGCCAATTACGCAATTAGTTACTTTAATTGCCGGTGATGAGGGTGCTCAAGTCTTTATTGAACATCGTGACAACTGGTCTAAAAAGTTAATAGAAACTATTGCTGAATATAGAAGACGCAAACTATTCGGACATAAATAAAGAGAAGAAAATCTATGACAATGCCAAAGGAAAGATTTTATGCTATTAGAAACGCTCGTGAATTCTTAGTTGAATTAATGGACCCTAAGAAAACTCCTAGAGTTCCTAAAGAGATTCGGCTTAAAGCATATTACACAATTAAACATTTTCCAGGCGAGTATCATATGGAAGAGGCACGAAAACTTGCACCAGAAATATTTGGTGATTGGGATACAGGACTAGTTGATTCTGTTCCATACGAACATAACCGTGGAAGAAGTTAATGAACCGTATTAAAGACTTACAAATAATAGCAAAGCAACAGATTTCTATTTGTTGTGAAACTTTATGTGAACGAGCTTCAGTTGAAGAATATATTGAATGGCTTGAACTAGAAATTAAAGACTTACGTAAATACGTTGAAGCACTTGAAGAGGCTGTACAATGAGTCAAGACTACAACTCAGGCAGATTTGAGTACATTAATTAATGCCAACGTATAATTACGTATGTAAGAAATGTAACTATGCCTTTGAGAAAGTGCAACGAATAGTGGATGATCCATTATCAGTTTGTCCTGAATGTAACGAAGAAGAATTAAAAAAAGTTATAGTTGCGGGCGGTAGTGGATTTCAATTAAAAGGTAAGGGCTGGTTTAAGAGTGGGGGTTACTAATTAAATAGATGAGAACAAAAATGGACGTAAGAATTGAAGAAATAGTACGAAATGAATCATTTCGCCAAGTAAGTACAATAGAACTTATTGCTAGTGAGAACTTTGCTAGTGAAGCTGTTATGAAACTTGCTGGTAGTGTTCTTACTAATAAGTATGCTGAAGGTTACCCAGGCAAACGTTACTATAATGGTTGCGAACATATGGATAGTATTGAACAACTTGCTATCGATACATTATGCGAATTGTTTGGCGCTGGATACGCTAACGTTCAACCACATTGTGGAGCAAATGCTAACACTGCGGTCTATCAAGCATTCTTAAAACCAGGTGATGCTATTCTTGGTATGGACTTAGCTTCGGGTGGTCATTTAAGTCACGGCAGTAAGCCAAATATATCAGGCAAGGTT